ATTGACATTATCTAGTGCCTCTCCAAATTGTTCATAGGTAACATGATATCTTCTTAAAAGATTAGCTAAACCGAGGAGACCAAGGCCGACCTGTCTGTCGGTATCACTTGGCAAATATTCTCCAGTTGCTCCAACACCTGTCCTACCATGGAGCTCGCACAACTCGGACATACCTTTACTGAAAGCCTCTGTGAGTGATCCGATTTCACAGGCACCGAGACTGACATGTTGTAACAAGCAAGTTCCGCGTGAGGGCAGGTAAACCTCAAGACAGACGTTCCCATAGATTCGTTCTCCTTTGTCATTGTGTTTTATTTTATTTAGCCAGATATCTCCTGACTTAATTCCATACAATAAGGCGTCTTTTACTTGATCAGATGTACTTTCCCATTTTCCCTGATCAATATCGACGCACCTCTTGACCCAGGGGAGTTCTTCTCTTGGAGTTGTAATAAAATCAAGGATATCGGCATGGTCAAGATCAAGATGCAGTACAACAGCACCGTTTTTATAGATACCGCCTCTTCTAAGTGTTTCATTTAAGGTTGAGTAGATTTTTCCGAAGGATACTGGGCCAGAAGCTGTAAGACCTTTGCCGTTTTCACTTCCTTTGGGTCTGAGCTTAGATAAATGGACAGCAACGCCTGCTCCAAATCTGAGTCCGTGGCTGACGTATCTCCATGATTTTTCGATTCCATTTTCTCCCTCCATTGAGTCCTCTACAACAAAAACTGTACAGCTCACGGGGAGTCTTGATTCAGGATTATCCAACCATGATTGGACCCGCCCTGTGCGAGATATAAGTTCTGCAGTCATTTCAAAATAAATCAGATAGATCAGGTGGTTTATAATCAGGTCCTTTTAGAACCTTTCCATCTTCTCGATATATTGGTTTACCGTCCTTATCGAGTTTGGACATATTACTAAGGTGTACTCTGTTTAATGCTTCATCTAGAAACCATCCCATATTCTCAGCGTATTGATAGCATACATAAACTAGATCAGCAAGTTCTTTTAGTGCATGTTCTTGGTGGTTTCTACCGTGCATGAATAGCATACCTTCAGCTTCAAGAAATTCTTTGAATTCCTCTTGTATTAAATTCTTCTGGTAAGTTCGAGCTGACCTATGAGGTTTATTCCGTAGATTGTATTGGGTACGGAATGCCTTGGCTTGCTCTGAAATAAACGTCTTTTTCATACTCAAGTTCATTCTCTAAGTAGTGGATTGCTTTTTCTAAATCTTGTATCTTACTATCTTTGTAACCTGCTCTGCAGACATACTTAATAGCATTACCAAGGTGGAAGTTTAATTGTTGGTCTCTAATAAAATGCCAAACATCGATAGTTCCTCGTTGATAGTAGGTGGGACCTTTGGCCATTTTTCAACTAAATTTGTTATTGAATTAGATAATAAATAATTTTGATGCTGTAGTGCTACAAAAACAGTAGCGAGATCTTCAAATTTTACCTCCCCTTCTTTAAGCCGCAACTCCAGTTTTTTCATTTGAAACTCTTGTTCCATAGTTAACTCTGTAATCGGAGCTGGGAGACCATAATATTGGCCGCTTTTTTTTGAAGTCATAATCGTCTGATGTTAAGATCCTTGCTAAACGTGCGTTAATTAGTGCATCTTCCTCAGAAAGATCTTTCTCAGCGTAAGCTTCGACTACTGCTTTCCAAGTATATCCTTTTTCTTTGAATAAGTTTTCTGCTCTTTTAACTCCAATTCCAGGGACGCCGCCATATCCATCAGTTTGATCTCCAGAAATCGACTGGATAAGATGCCAAGCAGCTCCGCTCTCGGGAGTGATTGTGAAAGTTTCTTCAAAATTGTAAAGTTGTCCTGGTATTTGCCTCATATCCTTATCAGGTGAGGCTATTATATTACCTGGGTATTTGGTGGCATAAATTCCCATCGCATCATCGGCTTCTAAGCCAGGTTTCATTATAACCTTATACTCTTTTCGGAGAGCATTGATGACACGTTTAAAGCCGCAAGGCTTTTTACGATTGCGATGACCTTTATATGCTGGTAAAATTTCTTTCCTAAAATTTACACTGTCTGTAAAGAACAGTATTATAGAAGAGAATGACCCAAGTTTGTTCTCAAGTTTGGTAAGTTCTCTCTTTGTGGCGTTGTATGCATCGCTAAAATTAGAAGTGACAAGAATGACATCATTGCCAAAATCCACTTCACTTTCTGCTGCCGCACATGCCTTGTAGACGATGAAGTCTGCATCGCATAAAATTTTCATATGTTAATGTACGTCTGCCCAAGTAGCTCCTGATTTTGCTTCAGCTGCTATAGGGCATCTAAGTTTATAGTATTCGCCTGCCTGAATTGCTGTAGATTCTAAACAACCTTTTAAATAACCAACATCTTCAGGCTTACACTCATACTGCAACTCATCGTGTATGAATGCTAATTGAGAAGCATTCTTAGGTAAATGTTTGTTGGCTAATACCATCCATCTTTTGGCGATGATCGCCGATGACCCTTGGATGAGGTAATTGAGGGACTTATGCCTCGAGTCACACAAGATGTGACGGTTGTCCAATCCACGAACATAGCCCCTCTTACTAGCTTTGTGTACTGCTTCCAGCAACTCTTTAAGACCTGGAATGGCAGCAACGTAAGCTTCACGAATTTCTTTACCCTTTTTCTTTGCCTCGTTCTCAGAAAGGCTTTTGTCATAAGTATAACCTAATTTAAGGTTTCCAGCCCCATACAAAAATGCATAGGAAATTGTTTTTACTTGACGTCTGGTGACGCCGATGGCTTCAGCATTTGTGGCGTGGATATCTCCGGTAAGGAGGATTCTGGAATAGCGTCCTTGATCAAATCTGGCGAGATAGTGGGCAAGCATCCTGAGCTCAATACCGCTAAGGTCGGCACCAACCATAACATATTTCGGTGACGCTGTAAATAGTTTTCTGAATCTTTCATCTGAGGGGGTTTGTGCTAAATTTGGATTTCGGTGGGAACATCTAAAAGTAGATGTATTAGTAGAGCAATGGTGATGTATCCTAGACTTCGTACATAGCTTCTGCCATGCGTTGACGCCTTCGGATATCATCCCTAAAGCCTTCGTAAGTTCCAGGAGCCTGAGAAAACTCAGAGCAATATCCGTCCCAATGTCCTTGAGAACGGTTTCGTCTATGATTGGTTTGTTGGATTTCGAGGTCATTAATGACGGAATCCAGCCACAATGTGTTTGTAGAATCCATGCTATGTGATCCCTTGAAGTGGGATTTAGTTCTTTCAGTCTGGTGAACGTCGCTCCTTCTATGTATCCCTGTGTCCTGTTATTTCGTTTAGGAGTGAACAACGCTCCTCCAACGTAAGGGTGTTGTCTGCGAAGTAAGCTAGTAGTTTGTTCCACCTCTCTTCGGAGAGCTGATTCGAGTTTCCTAGCTTCTGATTCATTAAAGTACCATCCATGTTGTTCTTGTTGTGTGAGTATTTGTGCTACCTGGTGCTCCATTTGGACCCATCCAGGTATGGGTGGAAATGTTGACATAATTTGTTAGTGACAACAACGTCTTGTTTGCAATAATCTTCCATTTCTTGAGACCACTCCTTCCAATCAGTAGTCTTAGCAAAGTTTCCTTTGTATTCATTGAGACGGTATCCGTATGCCTCAAGAGAATGTCTGCCATACAATTGCAATGGCATGTGTTTCCAGTTATGGTTCTTATCTATATCGAATAAATTCGGATGATATAACCTAGATAAAATAAGAGTATCAACAACAACACCCCGAGGATTAAACCAAGGGTAGATCCGCTTGATAATAGGTAAATCAAAGCCGATAATATTGTGACCGACAATAAAATCAGCGGTCTCAAGCCACTGGATCCCCGTGTGGATGGCATGATTACCAGCCATGGGTAATTCCTTTGGATTCTCGGCGTACTTCTCATCATTAAACGACTCGGTTCTATTATCTTCGCACCAATGGATCGCAAGGCAGTGAATTCTGGTAGCATCATTTAGAAGACCGTTTGTTTCCAGATCGAACACTATCGCTCCGACTCCAGTGGAAGGTTTTGTCAACGAATTTGGCCTTTTCAATTGCTTCTTGCGATGGTGGATTAGGTTTATTTAAATATTTATACCATGGGTGTTCGTACCCGCCACTAAAAATCCGTGGCTGGGTTGAATTTGGTTTCGGTCGTAACTTCATGTTCATTAAATCTGCAAGTGTTTAAATCGTAACTTAGTTCTGCACATGGACCAACTTCACCTGAATAGCGATTTTTAAGCACTCTAACAGTCGTAAGTTTTCTAGCAGTGTCGGCCTGTTGATCGACTTCGAGGGCAATAACTTGATCTGATATTTGAGCAATGCTGTGAGATCCTCTAAGTGAGGACAAACTAACTCTTCCTCCTTCTTCATGACTGTGCTTGTCATTACCTGCCCTCCGCAAGTGTGATACTAAGAATAATGCAATACCTGTACGTTCAACTAACGACCTTAATCTGGTCATTGTTGAGTCTATCATTCTACGCTCGTCTCCGTCAAGACCACTTAATAATATACTTAGGTGATCGAGGAATATAACACGGCACTCCAGTCCGGTTGCCATATATTCGATTCTATTAT